GCAACATTTGGCGGAATACCAATTGCAGCACAAATGATATTGGCATTTGTTTCATAAAATTCCTTGAAAAACATTTCATTTCTGCTTTCAAGTTGTGTTAACTTACTGCCTGGTGTTAAGTTATACGTTTCCTTATTGGTGGTTGATGCTATGTGATTAGCTAATTGTTGACCTGTTTCATCAACTGGCAATGATTCCACCGCATCAGAATCAAATGCACGTGTTAATTGTCCAATAAGCGGTGAACTTCCATCACTTCCAATTTCATGCTCAATGGCAAATGCAATTTTTTGACGTTCTTCTGCTGATCCAACTGCAGCTTCTTTGTAGCGTTCAATTTTTTTCAATGTTTCAAGTGATGTGGAAATCACAGGAATACCACGATGATTGTCTGATCTGTATTTATCACCATAAACCAAAAATGCAATTGTAAGCCCTGTTGATTCATCCTTGGCTGGGATGCGTTCATAATCCATCATTTGTGATTTTCTGACATGATAAGCCACGTGTTCACCTGTGTATTTATTGATTTCAACACCATCGACAATTTTTGTTTCTGTTGATTTTGAACCACCTATTGGACAACCCAAATGCAACGTGTCAATCATTTGAACAGTAACACGATTTTCAATGTATCTTAAAACAACCAAACAATCACCGCCAATTTTAGCGTGTTTGAAAATTTCTTTTGATAATTGATTAAAATTTGTATTTCCAGAATGAGTTGATTTTTTGGATTTTGCCCACGTTGAAAAACGAGCTTCAACCACTTCATTGAACGCTTCAGAATTTAATTCAATACCCTCTGATTTTAACAATGTTTTGTTTGGAATAGCTTGTAATTTCAACCCCTTATCGACAATCCAACTTGATAATTTTGGAAGTATTGTTTTTGTAATATCATTTTCAGCGTATGATTGCCACGATCTCAATGCAAGTCTATTGTAATTCATTGAATAAGAAATCACAGGACCTAATTCACCAAGATTTTTTTCACCATCAAATGTAACACCGTAAGGCGTACCCCAACCAGCGCTGGTGCTACTTGCCAAAACTCTAGTTTGTTTTGTTGTTTTTACAATTTCTGTTGTTTCAACTTCAGTTGTTGTGATTGCTTCAACATTTTTTGTTCCAAATTCAAATCCTAATATTCTCATCTTCTTCTAAAATTTTTTTCATCCATTAATCGAACCATTCTTGGTTGTAACTTCAAAACATATCTATTTTTCAATGTTTCATATTTATCAATTGCATCCAAAACAGATGCAGGACTATTGTATTTTACACGATTTCTTGTCTGCCCCGTGTCCAATTCGTATTCAGCAATATTTCCTTCATTTACCGTTACAAGCGCTGTTGTAAGTAATGAATCAATGATTGAATCAATTTTTGCTATCCTGTCACGTATTGATTTACAACTTTCAAGATTTAAATCAAATTTTATAAATACAACTTTTTCCATTTTTCAAATATACAATTTATTTTACAAAGTCAATACCTCATCAATTTTGGCGCCTGAAATATCAGCAGTTGATTGACCAACAGTTGATGATCCAAGTGTGGCAGGTAAACCTGTTGTTGATGGTGAACCTGGAACATATGCTAAACAAAATGCATCCCATTTTTGTGCCAATGCGTTGTGATCATCTTTTAATTGGTTGAATGCAGTTTCTAATTCTGAAAACCGAACCATATTATCAGCATCACCACCAATTTCCATTGTTCCATCATTATGAAGCCATATGTAAGTTTTAAGCGCTCCAGAATCATCTGTGCTGAAAATTCTATATTCACCAACATCAGCTAAACGTTCTTTATTTATATAACCAATGATTGCATTTTTTCCAGTTTCACCAGTAGGAACATACAACGCAACCATGTCTTTAACTGGATTTGAATCAACACCGTATGAACTAACTTCAATGCATTCTTGAACGTCAGATTTTCCCATACGTAAAAACTTCACCAGAAGTCTTTTTGTATCATCAAATTTTGTGGAAATTACTTTTGTGAAATTCATATTATTCTGTTTGAGCGTGTAAATTAATCCCTTTGAAAATACTTTCAGGAACTTTATTTGAATAAACTTCTGGAAGCACACAATTCAATGTGCATGTATTTTGTTTTTCATTTCCTTGAAAATTCACAGATTCAATAAACCAATCTGTTTTTTTGTATAAATAAACCTCTGGGTTGATTACTGTGATTATATTGTTAGGTTTTATTATTTTACCATTTATTTCCCATTGAGAAAGTTCAATTTTAAGTGTCAGATTTTTTAATTCAGCAGATAGTTCTTGTCTTGCTGCCAATTCCGTGTCCACATCATCACCAGATGATTGTGATTTAACGGTTGGCCTAAACACGGTTCCAATCACATATGGATTTCTGATTGTATATTCACCAGCATTTCCACCATCCTGTGATGCTTGTTTTTGCAATGTAATATGTGAATGCATTCCTTGACCATCAAAATTAAGTGACATTTTTGTGCATGGAATCATTGTTCCATTTGCGTTGCCAAGTCTACCATCAAATGTGATAAGTGGCGTTGAATTGGTTTTTGATTCAGTAAACAATAATTCACCTTTTTCATTGTGCGTAATTACGATTTTTTTCTGTGTTGCCAATTCTGTTAAATACGATTTTATAGTTGATGATTCAGATGCATTTGTTGTGTCAAATTTTTTGTTCATCCTATCTTCAACAGCTGGATCAATTGCCATTTTCAAGTTAAATGGTTTGATTAATTTTTCCGCAATTTCTTTTAACGTCAAATTGTTTGATTGCAATGGATATAATGATGTTGGAATTTCACAATCATCTAAAACACCAGGCAATGAATAACCACCGAACGATGCCATTTGTTTTGTTTGGTCTGATTCAAATCCTTGTGATAATAAAAAACCAGTCAACAACAATTCACCATTGTGTTCCAATTGCACTTCATGGTAATGTGTTATACATGCCAATTCTTTGTGTTCCTTATTGTAAGGATCAAAATAAATGGAAAAACCAAATGTTGAACCAACAGAATCATGAACTAAATTCAATGAAAATTCATTAAAATAGTCAACAACTCGGTTTCTAAATCTATCGTTTATCTTTAAAATCATACGTAATATTTAATCACTCTGCCTTTTTTAATTTGCAAAAGTTCATTTAAACCAATGTTATTATTGTTTATTAATTCCTCAGTTTTCTCAGTTGAACCATACAATTTGTGTGATAAAAGTATCACATTTGTATCAGAATCACAAACAAAAATACGTTCTTGATCTGCATTCAAAGCCACTTGCATTAGTGTTGACATTGCATAATTAACAATTGAATCTAATCCGATTAGGTTTTCATAGTCCGGAATGTAAGAATTTTCATCTGCTCCAGTTTCTGACTGAATTGAATCTAAACTTTGAACAACCAAATTGTATGTTGTGGCCAATGAATCTATAATCAATAAAACATCGTTCATGTTCTTATAATCATTTGAATCCAATGGATTAACAGATGATTTAACCATTCCAAGCATCAACGTTGTAGTGTCGTTCTCAAAATTCATCTTTGATTCTTTGTCAGTCAAACCACCAATTAAATCAATCAATGAAATGATTTGATCCTTGAATAAATTAACCCTAAATTTTACCGATTCTGAAAATTGATATGGATACATTATCATTGATTTTATCTGTGATATTGCAATCACCGGTTGAACTGTTGCTTCAGTTATTGCTGCATTGGCTTTATTGAACAAATTAAAATATTCGTTTGCCTGTAATCCAGATTTAACAGATTTAGAACCTTTTTCATAAATTTTAGCGGTTGATTGCTTCATTTGTGAAACGTTTTTAGGGCTATATTCTGTATTTTCAAACCTTGGAACTGATCGTTGATTTAATGTGTCAACATCGTTTTCAACTTTCTGTTTTGGATCTATTGTTGTTCTTGGTGCATCATTGATTATTGTTTCAATGAAATTTCCTTTTACTCTGGTGGTGTTGTAACCCGTTGAATCATATTCCAATGATGATGGTTGACAAAAAATTGTTCCATAAACAGGATGTGCAATTTGCCAATATTTTTTTACATCTGCTGATTTCCTGAATTCCTCAATTGTTTCCAACTGATCATCACCTTGAAAAATCATTTCAAGTGTGAATTTACGCCCCATTGGTTCACGTTTATCGACCAATGTACCTTTAATGTTTGGAAAATTAAATTCCGCAACATTATAATCTGTTGTCATTGGACTTAAAACATACAATGGATTGTAAATTTTACCATCACCTGTTTGAATCGAAATATCATCATTAACTTGGTCTATCCATGCCATTATAAAAATTTTTAAGTATATTTTCTAAATTGTTTCAACGCTGCATACTTGTAAAAACGTTCCATTCGTTTTCCAGATTCGTTTGATGCGTTTTCCATAAAATGTGTTGCTTTCACTTTTACTGAACGTTTTTTCTTGAATGAATACAATGGTTTCATTTTCCAAAATCCTGTTCTAATTTCGGTTTCAACACGAAATAAAATATTATTTTCAGATAAAACATGACCGCCTTTTTTTGCAACTGCAATGGCTTGTAAAAAACGTTGTTTTGATGATTTACCTTTTGAATTTCTAGCTTTAACAATGTTATTTATTTGTGAAATTCTTGAATTTCTTCTAACATTTTTAATTGATGAATCACCAACACGCGCTTGTTTCATTGCTATAAATGAACGCCCTTTTATGCGACCGCCTTCTTCTTGTTGTTCTAAATCATCAACTGCTTTATTTGTTCCCTTCAAAGGAATAAAACCAACGGTTGATTCCATACTTTTAACATCAAATCCATTAGCCATTTTGACTTTTGAATTTGCTTTAAAAAAATTTGGTTGCCTTCTAATGAATGATTTATTGGCAAATTTTTCAATTGTTCTTTTTTTAACATCAAATGCAGCGCTGTTTAATGTTTCCCTAACAGCAACTGGAAAAGCTGAACGATGCAACTTTTCCAATTTGTTAGTGAAAATTATAACATTATCTGTATTTACGTTAAATGATGTCATTATTTATATTTAGTTATATGAATAACACCTCTACTTTTTGTAATATCATCAAATTCTGAATTGTCAAACATACCACCTTTTGTTCTGTACATACATATAACTCCATTTTTAAATGCAATAGCTCCAGAACTCAATAAGTCTATTTCTTTAGATTTTGAATCGTTATAAACATAAACAATAATACTTTTTATTTTATCAGTATCTGTAAAATAATGAACATGATGATCATCCGTCATGTTCCATTTGCAAATTGTATCAATAATTAATTCTTCTTGTTCAAATTTAACTTGATCATGAATTAAATTCTCTTTTTTACAAGAAAATAAAAATAAACTTACAACGATTAATAAAAATAACTTTTTCATAATTTGTTTTTTAAATGATTATATGCAAATATAAATATTTATTTTTAAATAATCAAATTTATTTTGTTATTTATAAAAAAAAATTAATCAAACACAATAATTTGAACTTGCATATTATCAATTAAATCATCAGCAGAAACAAAAACAGGTGCTGCATTTTGCGCCGCATAAGATGCAAGTTGAATTTCATTTACATTTAATGGAACCGCCTTAACTAAAGACTGTGTGTCTAATGATTGGCT